CCTGGCAAGCCAGATGATCGCGGTAAAAACGGAAGCGCCGCGCGCCGTTTCCGATCAGGTATCGCTGCTCCGTCTTGAGGCCGGGCTGGTCGAAAACGTGGCTTACAATCTGCGGCTGAAAGTCCACGCCTCCCGAATAATCCCCCTTGAGCGGAAAGGCGGAAATCACTGGCGGATCCGGAATTTGGATCGGCCCCAACGAGTCGCCCATCAGCCGGTTACCTCCCGCAGGCCAAGCGAAACCTGAGAGCGGCCAATTGCCATCTGATCGCTCCAATTGCCATCGACCGCGACGATGTAGCGCCCGCTCGTGGCCTGGCCCGTTGCATCCCAGGCGAACGGCGGCACGGTCTCGCGGAGATTGTAGAAATAGAATGGCTCGACCAGGTGGGCTAAAACGAAAGTCCAAAGCGCGGTGTAGTCCACCCCGGTCACGTTGCGGGTGAACCGGAAGAAATGCCGCGCATTCAACGCCAGGGCGGCCCTGTCGCTACTGCCGTCCGGGTAGGTATTGCAGAACCCCTCCAGGCGCAACTCTTCCGTAAACGCCGCGCAAAGGCCAGCAGGCATAACGTCGGACGGCTGCGCGGGGGTTATATTCCCAGGCAAGGGGATACCTCCGTTGGGGTTACCGTAACTTTGCCTGGGCCGCGCAAGACGTTAGCCTGGGGCGTTATGGAAATTAGACCGTGGCCGCACATGAACGAGGCGCAGCGCGCCCAGGAAATTGCCGAAGAGGACCGGCGCGATGCGAGGCGCAAGACTTGGCGTCTCTGGCTCTGGATCATCGCGGGCGGCGTAGCGGGCGCGATGCTTCTGAATTGGGCGCTCCAAGACCGCCGCGTCGGGCGGGAATACATCGCGCAACGCGATGCCATGTATCCCGCAGACGCGACCCTCGATTCGCGCTCTGTCGCCGTAAACTTCGGCGATCGGATCCGCGTGAAGGGAATATACGTCGGCGAGAATGCGCCGGGCAAAGCGAACGCCGATTTTGCGATCGCTGCCGACCTCGAGCATCCCGACCGCCCCGCTTTCGTCATCCCGTTCCAAGACCTCATGCCAACACCGTCGACGGCTCGAGCAGCGCGCCCGCCTGCGCCTGGCGGCTCATCCCCGACCGCACCGCCGAAGCGTTAGTCTGCGCCACAACGCCCGGATTCGCCTGAACCGCCTGCACCACGCGGCCCGTGAAAAGATCCGACGCCTGCTGCGGATTCAATTGCAGGAAGATCGAGGACGGGGTGTATTGCAGCGCGTTCTGAATCTGCTGCGTCGTCCTGCCGGTGTAGGGATTCTGCACCAGCTGGCCGCCCGAATATACCGGCTGCAGCTGCAGGCCTCCCGCCGCCGATTGCGCGAACGTCGCCGGGTACATGGGCCTGGGAAGGCCCGCCATGCTTTGCCCGCTGGCAAGCGCATACTGGCGAACCATGTCCATCACTTCGCTCGAGTAGACCGTCACGCGGAAATCGCCGCCATATTTCTGGTTGGCGAGATCGACCAATTGCTGGAGGATCTGAATGCTCGAGATATCGACGCCGTAAGCCTGGCGGATCATATTCCGCATCTTGGTCGTCGCGGGCTGGTGGATCGCCGCCCCGATGCCGCCCACGGCCGCGCCGATGGCAGCGCCTACGAGCGGCCCGAGCGGGCCGACGAGGGGCATCAGCATGGCGCCGATCGCCGCGCCGGCCAGCAAGCCGCCGCCTATGCCCATCGTGATGCCGAGCGCGCCGCGTCCGCGCTGGATCCCCGCCGCCATGATGCCGAGGCCTGCGCCCGCCGCAATGCCGAGGCCTGGCGTAGCGATCAAGCCGAGCGAACTCAATAGCGGCACCGCGCCGAAGCCAGCAAGGGCGCCGCCCGCGATGGTCTGAATGTTTCCGCCAAGCGTAGCCCTTCCCTGCAGGCCCCCCATAAACATTGCGGATCCCATCGTGAGGGCAAGCGTCGAAGCGCCCGGCGACCGCGCGATTGCGGCGAGCTTCTGCGCCGCCGTGGCCTGCGCCCAGGGAATCGTCCTGCCAGCGGCTACGATCGGTTTGCCGATGTTGAAGGCCTCCATCAGTTTCTGCATCGACATTTGCGGCGGGGACGGGGGCCGCGCCACGTTCGGGATGCTCCACCCTACCGGGATGGGACTGTATGGCGCGGACGGGCCGGGAAGGCCCGCCGTCTCTGGATTAAAGCCTACTGGCGAGTAGCCATAATCGTAAGACAGGCCGCTCGTTTTTGCATCCGCAATCAGGCGGTCCGCGGAACCCACAGGGGATTGGGCCGCTTGGACCTGGGCTTGCAGGGCGCCGACGTAATCGTCCATCATGCGATCCGCGCCGCCCTCGCTCGGGTTCACTACGTCCTGATAGGTAATGCCCGTTTGCGCGGGGCTCGGCAGCACGATGGCCGGCGCTGCTCCCGCGCCGCTGAATACAGGCGCCGGGAGGCCAAGGATGCCTGTGCGCTGCCCTGTAAAACTGACAGTCCCCGCTCCGAATACCGGCATAAGCGCCGCCGCCAGGCGCGAGGACAAAATCGTTTTGAAGGCGTTCAGAATCGCATTCTTGAGCGCGTTGCCGATACTCTCCCAGACGCTTTTCGATCTGTCGAAGATCGCGTCGAGCACAGTTTCAAAACCCGATTGAAGGCTCTCGTACATCGACTTCTGTTGCTCGATGATCGCCTGGTCGCCTTCCTTCCAGGCATTGATGCGGACCAGCTGCTGGTCCGTCATCGCCTGCTGGAACTGCCGCGCCTGCTCCCGTTGAAATTTCTGCTCCTCCTCGGGAATGCCCGCGCCCGTGGGATGCATTTGCTTGTAGTAGTCGAGCGCTTCCTTGGCGGCGGCTACGCGGGCGTCGCGCGTGTCGTCGATGGCTTTCAGTTCGGCTTGCTCGATTTCGTTGATCTGCGCCAGGCGCTGCTGCAGATTGTCGGCGGGCGTGGCGCCCGCATATGCCGTCCGCAGGCTTCGATTCTGGCTGATCGTGTCGAGCGTGTCCTGCAGCATTTCCTGCTGGAGTTGCTTGTGCTGCTCGAGGATCAGTTGATTCGTTTTCGCGTTCGCCTCGAGCCGGTGAAGCTCGATTGCATCCGCGCCTTCCTTCCCCTGCAGCACGAGCCAAAGCTGGTAATCGGTCTGGAGTTTTTTGATGTCCGCGACGCCAGCTTCTTGGCTGATCTTTCCGGCCTTCACCGCATCCTGCGTGGCCTGGATCTCATCCGCGACGTGCTTACGCAGCTCGTCGGCGCGCAGCTTATATTGCTCCCGGATTTGCTCCGCTTCCATTTGCCCGGTGAACTGAGCCAACTCCTGGCGCCCGGCGAAAGTCTCATCCGGCATCTCGCCCATGCGGGCGACCGCGACCTTGCGCGCCAGCGCGGCGTCCTCCTGGGCCGACTTGATATTTTGCTTGTGCATCTCCTCCGCGTCTTTTTTGACTTCGGTGGCGATGGAAAGCTCGAGCGCTTTGCGGACGTTTGCCGTGGCGACGGCGGAATCGACCACCGTGCGGAAGTGGACCTCGTATTCCGCGGTGACGGCGGCGATTCCCTCTTTGCCCGCTTCGAAGTAGCGCTTCTGCGCTTCGGAGAGGATGTTGAGCGCTTGTAGCTCCTCCTCCTTGATCTTTTGATAGTCGGGAAGAAGCGCCGGGCCGACGTCGCCCGTCCCGGTGGTTGCGCTCTGCTCGGCCTTTTTTGCATCCTTTTTGGCCTGCGTGATCGCCCAAATACCGGCGAGCACCGCTCCGACCGCAAGACCAATCGGGCCGCCGCCGATGCCGAGCGCGGCAATCCCTCCCAGGACGGTTTCGAGTTCAGTGATACCGGCGACGAGGCCGAGGATCCACTTGAGGAAATCGAGCGCCATCACCGCTTCGATTCCGGTTTTCATCAGCGAGAGCGCCGTGACGACGCTGCCCAGGCCAACGCCAAGCGCGACGGCCGCCACTGCTGAATCCCTGAGCCACTTCGGCAGTTTGTCGAAGAGCGCGATGGCCGCATTGACCGGCTTCAGCAAATCCTCGAGAACTGCGATGACTTCCCGCAAGGACGGCGTAAGGACCCTCGAGAGTTCCGCAGCGGTTTGAATCGCATCGTTCTTTAGCTGATTCAGGCTGGCGGATAGATTTTTCGAGACATCCTGTTGGGCGTAGCCGCCGGCCTGCGCCGCCTGAAGTTGCATCTGCTGCATAATCCAGGCCGGATTCAGCCGCCGCGTATCTTCGCGCGCCTCCTGCGGGCTGATTTGCAGCTTCTCCGTGATCGCCTTCATCGGGAAGAGGCCGATCTTGTTAAAAGCATCGAAGAGCATTTTCGCAGTGACATAGCCATTCGCCGAGATGCGCGCCCAGGCCTCGACGACTGCGTTGAGATCCTCCTGGGACGCGGCGGCCTTTTTCGTCTGGTTCTCGAGCAGCGACATCAGGCCCGCGATCTCTTTGATGGGCACGCCCGCATTTCGGAGGCGATTCGCGTTTTGCATGAGATCGCCGAAATAGACGCCCGTGCGTTGCGCGACCTCCTCCAATTGCTTCCAGGCCTCCATGCCGCCTGGCTGCGCCTCGAAAGCGCGCTTGATGGCGTTTATGGAATCGCCCATCATGACGAACTGTTGCAGCGTCCTGCCGATTCCCAGGCCAACGAGAGCCTGCGCCAGCTGGTCCGTGGCCGATTTGGCCTGTTCGATCGAGGCCGAGAAGCCCTTCACGCCCTGCGAGGCCTGCTGCGTGGCTTGTTCGCTGGCTTTGCCGATGCCCGAAATGTTCTGGTTAAGGGTGTTGATCGCCTGATTCGCGGTTTGCGACTGGAAGTCTACCTGGATGAAGATGCGATTGGCGGCCATGAGAGCTATTGCTTCTTTCGGACGTTCTTGATCTCCTCGATCTGATACTTGTCGCGCTCTTCGGCCAGCTGGCGCAGCAACAAAAATACGTGGTACGGCACATCAGCCATCGTGACCATTAGGTGGTTTTGCAGCGCAAAATCCATATCGATGGCGCACGAGAGAAGCTGGCCGAGGGGCGAGGCCAGATATTCCGATAGCCGCTGCCGTGGGCACTCGTCGCACGGCAGAGCGCCAGGCCCCGCGCGCGGATCGACGTTCAGAACATCCGGGCACTTCGACGGCTCGGGACACAGATCCTTTTGCCGCAGCATCCGGTGAAAGATGAAGCGCGGCGAAGGCTGCTCCGGCCAATCCCCGCCGATTAAAAATTTGCCTCATTGTCCATCGGCCCCAGGTTCCGCTCCAGCTGCTCGATGACGGCGCGCACCGCGGCATCCTTGTGGATCCCCGGGATCACGCCGCCCGTGTAATCGTCGCTTCCGCCCTTGCATTCGTCGAACAGGCGCGCGCCGGCGTCCGGATTCATCCTGATTTCCTGCGTATTGAACGGAAGCTCGAGCAGCCGGTACGCCGCGCGGCGGAAGGTGACAGTCTGGGCCGCCGTTGGAATCGCAAGCCGCAGCTTCACCTGGCCGGTAAGCACCGTCGCCGTCACCGTGGCGGTGTCGCCCTCGAGTTCCACGTTCGTAACCGCGCAAGCGGCCAGAGTGTCGCCCACGAGCGCCGCTTCGGCCTTAGTGAGCGATGTCCCGCCGTTGAGTTTGATCTTGTCGTAAAACGCCAGATCGACGTCGCTAGGCTCAGGCTGCACCATCTCGGTTACGCCGCGCCCCAGGCGGCGCTGCAGAATCTTTCGGCCGCGCGCCCGAGCCGTCCATTCCTGATCGCTCGGCCAGCGCACGACGACCGGGCCTTTCGCTTCCACGCGCATCCCAAGCTCGTATTCCTTGGTTGCGTCGAATACCGCCTTTGCTTCGTCGGACATAGATTTACCTCAGTAAATAGGCCAGGGCGAGGAACGCGAGGCCGAGACTCTGCCAATTGATGCGGCTCGCGCTGGCCGTCGTTACGTTGAATGCGCCCAGGACAAAACACAAGAGCGCGAGAATAAGCAAAATCACGTTGGCCGTCACCATAAGCTATAACCCCAGAATTCCATCCTGGGCGCACGTCGCTGACATCGTGATGATCGGCGTCGTGCCCGTCGCCGGCTTCAGGAACTTTACTTCGCAGTTGACGGTAACGATGCCGTCGGCTTCGGAATCGACGACGCTCGACATCACGGTGCGCGGCGCGGAAATGTTAACGCCGTGAGTGGACGGCCCCGCCCCAATCGTCGCCCCGGTTAGCGTAATCGTGAACGGGCCTTCGGTCTGGTTCATCAGGTTGGTGAATTCCTGCGATCCCTTTTGCGCGCGCGCGACGAAGGTGCAGGTGATTTGGCGCTTGCCGTACTCCATGCGCCCGCGCACCGCGTAGCCGCTCTGCGTGCCGCTGCCTGGGTAGAAGCCCGAAGGCAAGCGGACGTTGTTGTTGTACTTGAATACGAGCGAGATGAAGCTGCCGGTCAGAACGTAGTCGATGCCGTTGATGTTGATGGTCGCCGACGCCGCGTTCAGGAAATGCTCGGCCAGGGTCGCGGGGATTACGATGCCCGAGGGCTGCGCATAGGCTCCCGTGCCGACCCAATTCGATTGCAGCGTGCAATTGGCGCGGCCAGGCCCGGACTGCAGCGTGAGCGTGAAGTCGTTCTCGACCATGCCGATGAGCGCGCGGTCGATGACGGAATCGGGCTCGGCGCGGATCTGCTCGACGTAAGTGAAGGGCGGGAGGTTGATGCACTGCGTCGAGGGATCGTTGGGCGTGGCGGCGTAAGTGAACCCGGTCCCTGCCGCCGTCTTGGTCGCGTTGCCCGTGGCGAAGCAGAAGGCCCACGCGGCGGCTTCGCTCGACGTGTACTTCTCAAGCGGCACGGCCGTATCGATCGACGTCGGGTACTGCTGCGTGGGAAATTCATCGCCCTTGCCGATGTCGTCGGCGTTGTCCTCGGTGTTCAGCGTGACTATCGAGAGCGTCGTATTTGTTTTGGTCAGCGACCAGATCTCTGCGGCCGTGTTGGGGGTCGTGAGATTCGCCTGCGGCTTGAAGCCCCAGGCGATCTTGGTTTCCTGGATGTTGGCGGGGCAGGAACCCGCGCCCGCGCGCGGGGCTCCGCTCTTCGAAGGCGGCGCCTTCTGCCAGTCCGTAAGAGGCTGCGGCGGGGCGCTTGGCTCTAAAACGTCGGTTGCCATAGCTATTGGTCTCCTATCTCCTTCGTTTCCGTCATGATCGTGAAGTAGTCGATTCCTTCTTCGTCGATCGGACTGGTGATCTCAGTTACGTCGGTGGGATCAACTCCCGGCATCACCGCGCAGCGCCGCCAGCGTTGTCCATCGCCGGGATTCGGGACGCCATTCATGATGTCATCGATCAACGTGTAACCGGGCTGGCCGCGCATGGACCGCACATAGAAGCAGAAGGTATGCGTCCAGGGATTGATGCCGCCCTCGTAGCGCGTTTCCTTCCACATCACGAGCACCGTGCCGGGAAGCTGCCCGTAAATCGTTTCCGACGCCTGGTTCTCGATGGCCCCGGTGGGCGCATAGCCGATGATCGACGCCGGATCCGCATTCGCCAGGTCGCCGACCAGCTGCGGGATGCGCTGCAGCGTGTCGGTGAAAGCGTCGGTTAAAGCGGTGAGGTTGATCATGGCTAAACAATGGGAATGAAGGCCTTTTGCATCCAAGGCCCGTAGTACGTGGCTTGCGACAGCCGGAACACGGCAATTTGATCCGAGCCGGCGAAGCCGATCATTTGCTCGAAATTCTGCGCGCGATTGGCATGGGCGCGGCCCGCGCGCGAGGTATTCTCGGCGCGGATGACGCCGTCGACCGCCTTGCGCAGCGCAAAGTTTTTCACCGTGGCGCCGGTCATGTACATATCGCGCTTGGGGTTCCCGCCGCGAAGTTTGCGCTTCTCGAAAAAATACTTGATGGAGAGTCTTTTCGCGGGGTTGCCATCGGCGTTGATCGCCTTCGACCAGCGCTCCTTTTGCGCGGCGACCATGCCCAGGCCGATGAAAGTGAGATCGCCGCGGTCGAGGTTGGCGGGCTTGAAGCGCCCGCTCTGTTTCACCGCTACTGACAATCCCTGCTGCGCCATAGTCAGAAGGTCTCCGTCGAATCCTGCAGCACGATATTCGAGTAGTTGTAGGGCAGCGCATCCACCCGCACGACGTTGTAAATGGCGTCGGGCGTGGACATGATGTCCCCCTTCAAGGGCGCGCGCGGCAGATCCGTATTTTGAATGAGCGCGTGCGAATAACGGCCAGGCGAGTATTGTTCGTCCTCGCGGCCCTCCTTCCAGATAATCCAGATGTCCGTCTGCTGCGCGGCGTCGCCGTCGATCCAGTACGTCGCCTGGCGCCCGAATTCGGGAACGAGGGCGAACCACAGCGACGGCACGTGCCGGTTAATGAAGGGATTGACGAACACCGAGGGATCGAAATCCTTATCGCCCGCGCGGGCGCGCTTCAGGGCATCGGGCGACGGCCCGCCATGAAACGCGCCGCTGCGGGCGTTTGTTCCCCGCCTCGCCGGCAAAAACGAGCGGGTCGACAAAGGGAAATCCGGCCCTGGATTGTTCGGGAAGCGCCTCATACGACCTTGGCGCTAAGGGATGCGTTCGGGCGATACGGCACCATCAGCGGGGCCGATTGCATCATCACGAATCGAACAGCCGGATCCGGTTCGATCCACGATTTGACGAAGTAGGGCAGCGCCTGCAGGCCCGCCTCTTCATCGCGGATGGCGCCGTAGGCGCGCACGCCCTCGAGCGCGGGCGACGTGAGAATGACGGTTCCCGCAGGAATGATCGGCTTCTCGACCGAGTCCGCGGGATCCACATACCACGAGGAATAAACCCAGATGTTGTAACCGTTGATGCTGCCCATGTAGGTTCCGCCTTCGACGAGCGGCGTGCCGGGGGTCAGGGTCGGCATCTGATTCAGCGTGCGGAACAGCGTCAACTCGTTCTTGACCTGGGTATTGGCGCGAAACAGCCTCCACACGTCGACCGTCATCAGCACGTCGGTAAGCATCGCGCCGGTCGCCTGCAAAACCTGCATCGCCCAGGTGTCGAGATCATCCAGCGGGAGCGCGGCGGCATTGCTCCACAGCACAGCGGGGATGACGTTGGTTTGCCCCGCGGTGCGTCCGAAGTCCACGATGACCGCAGGGTATTTGTCGCCCTTGATCGTCTCTTTGCCCGTGGCGAGGACCTCGCCGGCCATCACCTCGAGGCGGCGGTTCAGCATGTTCAGCTGATCCGTCATGTCGCGCGCGATCAGCGACCGCTGGCGGTCCATTGGGCTCAGGTTGCCGCCGATGGGTTCGCCGGGCGAACGGAAGAACGGCCGGTTCGAATCGAATACGCGCTTATCTTTTACGTAGGCGGGCTTAAACGTATTGGTCTGAAAGCCCTGATGCTCAACGATCTGGCCTTCGACCAGCGGCGAAACGAAGGGCGCCACGCGCCGCTTGCCGAGCAGCACGTCGAAATGAATCTCTTCTGTCGTCGATGTCTGCGAATTCGGAAAGTAGCGGTCGACCAGAAAATTCGATTGCCCCAGGAGGCTTGCGACGACGGCGTTCATGGTATCGGTTGAAAAAATGTCCGGCATTTCGAACGGCCCCTCCTTGCGGGCCGATTACAGTTGAAACCGTTGCGGTTGGCCGCCTCCCGGCTCGTCGCCATTCCGAGAGGCGGCGAATCTTGCGAATTGGATTAATCGCCGCCTTTGCCGCCTGGCTTGTTGGGCGTGTGCGGATCATGCTGCGGCGGTTTGCCGGAATCTTGCTGCTTGTTCGGATCCGGCTTCTTGCCCTCGGCGGTTTTCTCCGCTGCGGCTTCCTCGTTTTTGCGATCGTGGATCGTCGCCAGGCCTGGATCTTTCTGCATCTGCTCCACGCTGAGATAGGCCCACGGCGAATCGCGCGGCGGAATCGCGGCGGCAGCTTCTTCGGCGGTTTTCTTTTCCGCCTTTTCGGCGGCGAGGTTCTCCTCGATCACCTTCTTTGCGCCTTCGGCTTCGGCCTGCGTCGGGACCGTCTTGACGAGCGAGCCATCGGTGAATACGACCGATTCCAGCTGCATGTCCACTTTGCGCAGGGCGTCGGTAATGAGCGCATGATTGAGCGCGCCTGGCCAAATGACGGCGTCGGCCTTGAACTTGCCTCCGACATAAACCAGGCATGGGACATCCGCAGCCGTGGCGTTCGCCGAGATCGCCAGAATGCAATTGCAATCGGTCTCGACCGCAGGCACGGTGACGTTGCCGGTAGCCGGATCGAACTTGAGGATTGCGCCGCGCAGCTGCGACCCTGCGGCCAGCTTCAGAGTGCCCGGACGGCTTACGATGTCGTCGCCGTCGGAGAGTAGATCGTAATAGGTGAAAGTCGAGGGGCCGGCGAAACCAGCGGTCCCGAATGGAATTGTAGGCGTCATGGTCTTTTCGATCTCCTTTGCATTGAATGAGGCCCTTTACGAGCGCTCTCCTTAACTTGGTCGGCGGTTCGCCTTGGGGACGAACGCCAGGATCCTTTCGGCTTCCTGCGCCGCCGTCAATGGTTCATCGCCGGTGGGGCTTGTGCCGACTTTGGGATTGGGGATTTGCGCCATTGCCTGGGCGAACTGGTTCGGCGCGGGCGCGGGCGCGGCGGCTGGCGCGGCGGCCAGGATCCGGCGCGCGGCCTCGGGATCGAGATCGCTCTCGATGGCCAGCACGCGGGCCAGCGCTTCGCGGCCCTGCGCCTCGGGCGAATTCAGAATGGCGGCAATGCGTTGCCGTTCCGCGGTGCGCGGGTCGGGCGTGGGCGGCATAATCGTGATCGCCGCCGAAGTCACGCCGCTTGTCGTTGCGGCTGGCGCAGGCGCGGGCGCGGGAGTTGCGGTTTGCGGCGGCTGCTGCGGCTGTTGCGGCGGCTGCTGCGTGGGCGTTGGCGTTACTGGATCCATAGTTCCTCCTGCAATGGAAATGGGCGCGGTCGGGCGCGCGTGGGGTTCCGCCGCCAGGCGCTCGACCAGCGGCTCGAAACTAACGACGTCATCGATCATGCCGGCCCCGACGGCGGCGCGCGCGATGATTGTCTTGCCTTTGCCGAAATTGCTCGTAACTTGATCGGCGGTCACGCTGCGGAAGCCAGCGAGGCGTCCGATGAAAATGTCGGCTAGGGCGTCGACGACTTCCTGGATTTGCGCCTGGCCTTCCGCCGTGGCGACGTCGGGCCGCTTATAGGGCGATTGACTCGATACGATCTCGTAACGCTTGACGCCCTGGCGTTCCTGGGCCATGCGGTTATCGGTGATGGCCGCAACCACGCCCACCGATCCGATGAGCGCGCTTTCCGCTGCGGACACGCGCGGCGCGGCCGCGGCGATCCAATAGCCGGCGGAAGCGGCGAGGTTTCCGATGTAGGCGGTAACCGGCTTCACTTTCGCGCCCTCGCGCACCTGGTCGGCGAATTCCTGCACGCCATCGATCTGCCCGCCAGGAGAATTGATGTCGAGCAAGATCTGCTGCACGTTGCGCGCGTCGAGCGCCGCGTGAAAGTCGCGCGAGAGCATCTCGATCGACGTGGCGCCCGAAAGCTCGGTAAAGAGATTCGCGTAACGGAAGATCGGTCCCTCAACCCCCAGGATGGCGATGCCGTTGCGGATCTCGCTTCGGCCGCCCGCGTTCTCGAGCGGGCGGCCCAGGCGCGCGGCCACGGCGTCGATGTCCTGTTCCCGTTCGCAGATTTCGATGATGGTATTGAGGGCCTCGGACGTGATTGCCCACGGCACGTCGTAGATTTGCGTTAGGACGTGCAGCAAAGGCCGCTTGCGAGTGGTGATGATCTGCGGCATAGGTTTATACCGGCTCCCTCACCGGCGCTTCTTGGGGCTCGGCTGGCGTTCCCGTGGGTTTCGGCGGGGGCGGCGGCACATAGAGGCCGAGTTCCTTCAGGCGCGCTTCCTCGAGCGCGCGCTGCTCGAGCACTTCATTCCAATCGAGGCCCTGCTCGGCGCATTCCGCCTCAAGGGTCGAGAGCATGCTCGACATGCGGATCTGCGCGGCCTCGGCTTCTTTCACGGGATCGATCCAGCCGCGCCCGGGGCCGATCCATTTGGCCTTGAGGTAATAGGGCTTGTTGAGGTAGAAATCGGGCGCGTCGATCATGCCGGCGTTGACGGCTTCCTCAAACCAGAGCGCGAACACCGGCTGGCACCAGTACGTCGCCAGCCAGGTGCGCCTGGTGATGAAGAAGCGCCAGGCCTCGAGCAGCGCCGCGCGCGCCGATGAATAATTCGTCTTGCTGAAATCCTTCAACACAAGCTCATACGGCAACCCCACGGCCGCGCCGATTTGCCGCAATACGGCTTCGACGAATACCGAGAATTGCGGCGCAGGCCTGGCTGGCATGAACGGCGTCAGCTTGTCGCCTGGATAGAGCGGAATCATGCTGCCCGATTCCAGATGGATCCGGTAGTTGTTTTTCTTCTCGAGGTACGCGTCGGCGCCGTTGCCGCCCATCATTTCCTGAATGCTCTGCGGATCGAGCGGCGTCTCGATGATTCCGGCGATCAGCGAGTTGACGATCGAAGATTGAAGCTCGGAGCGCTGGTAGGCGTCGAGCATGCGGAATTGCTCGAGCACGGGCGTGAGAATCGGCTTGCCGCGCGTCTGATCGGCGCGGTCCTGGACGTACATGTGGATGACGCGCCTGCGTCCGAAAGGGGTCTGCGCCGGGATCTTTTCCCATTCGAAGATCGACAGGCCGAGGCCCATCATCAAGAACGGCCACGGGGCCTGCTTCTGGATGTAATAAGCGGTCGGCTTGCCGAAGTCGTCCATCTCGACGCCGCCGCGCAGGTTGAGACTCGGCGGTTCCCATTGCGGATTCGACAGCCGGTCGGGATCCACGATTTGCAAGCACGTATTGAAAGGCGTATCTTGTCGTCCGAGCCACAGCGGCAGCGCCAAGGCCTCGCCGTTCTCGAGGAACTGGCGAAAGACCAGCTGCGTCAGGCCTGCGAACGTCACGCGGCCAGCGGCATCGCAAGCCGTAGAATCCGACCAGGTGCGCCAAAGGCTCTCGACGCCGCGGCTCCAATCTTCGGCCCATTGCATCGTGCGGCCGAGCGCGCGGTAATCGGGCGATGACGAAAGGCGCAGGCCCACGCCGACCGTGTTGTCCTGCAGCGTTTGGAAGGATCCCGCCGCTACGCCGTTATTGCGGTCGAGATCGCGGGCTCGCGCGACCAGCGTCCCCTGAGCGGGCAGCAGATCGGCGTCCGCGCTGGCGCGGTAGGGATTCCAGTTCGCCATCTGCTTCCGGGTTTGGGAGGCCCCCGTGTAGGGACTATCGCGGTAGAACCCGCAGCCGCCGCCGCCATACCATAAGCTTCCGTTTCCGTTGCTAGGGGCATCGCGGCCCTGCGCCCCGAAGCGGATTCCTGGCGGGGCAGAAACCGCTTGCGGGCGCCAGGGCGCAAGCAGCCGAGCCACGAAACCCGGCTGCGCGCGTACCAGCGGCGCAGGGGTTCGTCCTCCCCGCGCGCGCTGATCTCGTGGAATCTCGGGAGGCCTGATTTGAGTGGGCGCGCTCATGGACAGGCCTCGATACTGAGCGGACGCCGCCGATACAGATATGCCTGGCCCGGATTCACCTGCTGCTGCAGCGAATTGATCAGCTGCTGCAGTTGAGCGGGGTCGGTCGGCATGTATTGCACGCGGCCCAATTGCGGCGTTTCAATCGCCAGGACGGCTTTACCGGCGAGGACAAGCGCAAGCTGTTGTTGCGCCAGAGCCAGCAGCTGCTCGGGCGTCATATTGGGCGGCGTGGGCGTCATAAAGTTTTCACTCCAGAAACGATTCGTTCGCGGCCATCGGGCGGAATTGCGGCGGCCCGCCGCTGGTCGTTGCAGGGCCGACGTTGCGCACGGCTGGCGGCGGCGCGACGGGAACCTTCGCCAGCAGCGCGGCCTCGAGTTCATCCCACTTGGCGGCGGCCCAGGCGTCAATGCGCAGGCTCACCGAGGCCGCGCGCGCGTAGATCCGGCAATCGAGGGCTTCGTTGCGGTCGCGGCGCTTCTCCCAGAACGTCTTGCGCAGGCCTCCGACCGTCTTAGTGATCAGATGCTCGGCGGTCAGCTGCTCGAAATATTCTTTGGAATAGCGCGGGATGTGACAGTAGCCCTTCGGCCAGGCCTCGCCCTTCGTCAAATCGGGCGCGGCGTTTTTCAGCCAGCGATATAGTTCCTCTTTAGCAAGCGAAGCATTGATCGGCCACAGGCGCAGGCCGTACTTCACACGTTGCCCCATCGGGCCGACCTCGATCAACGACGGAGCGCCGAGCAGCGACGACACGCGCGACGTTCCTTTAATCGCCATCACGCGCTGCGCCGACATTTTGCGCACCCAATCGTAGACCGTCGTCGTGTTGAAGCCGGTATCGACGCCGAGCTTCGCAATGCGCATCGGCGCGCCGTAATCGCTCGGGAATTCCTCGTCGAGGAGTTCGGCCAACTTCGCCCACGGGCCGGGTTGCGTCGTGTCGCCTTCGATGACCCGGTAATCGACGCTCCAGGATTGCTTTTCGCGGCCCCATCCCACGACTTCAACCTCGAGGCGGTTGCGCTGCACATCCGCGCCGGCCGTCAAAAGCAGCGCGCCGCGGGGCACGGTTCCAATCGGGTAAGGCTCCGCGCGTTCGAAGAGGCGATCGGTGTCGGGGACCTCGCCGATGTCAGTCCACGGCAGGCCGAGGACGGTGTTCTGAAAAACCTGCAGCTTGTCTACGTCCTTGCCCGCGTCCTCGTATTTCTTTGCGATCTGCCCCCAGGAAAGCCAGCCGACCGGCGAATAGAGGCTCGAAAGATAGTAGCCGTGCGTTTTGCCGTCGCCCACGCCTTCCGGGATCCACGCGCCGCGCGGCAGCATGAAGTTTTTCGCGTGATCGGGAATCGAGCGCCCGCAGCCGTCGCAGTAATAACTCGCGGCCGAGGGATTAGCTTTCGGCCAGCGCAGGTTTTCAAAGCGCAATGTCTGCATGAGCGCGCAAAACGGACACGGGACGTGATACTTGCGCTTGTCGGAGGCCTCGTAGAAGCGCTCGATGCGGCTGCGGCCGCTGACAACCGGCGTCGAGACAATCAGAATCTTGCGCCTGGCGTAATTGGCGGTGCGCGCGACCGCCAGGTTGCACGGCTCGCCTTCGCCGTCGACCGCGCCGGGATAGCCATCGACCTCGTCGAGGAACAGGTAGCGCGCGGACATCGAGCGCAGGCCTGCGGCGCTGTTCGCGCCGGTGAGAACCAGGATCCCGCCCGGAAACTCCTTCGCCAGAATCGTATTGCCCGAATCGCGGGAACGGGCCTCGCGCACCAGCGTGCGCAGCGCGGGCGAATCCTCGATCAGCGGGCCAATGCGCTGCTTCGAATTGCGCTTGGCCATCTCCGTCGTCGGCTGCACCGCCAGCATGGGACCGGGCGCGAGGTGGATGTTGTAACCGATCCAGTTATTGCCCGCTTCCGTCCCGCCGATCTGCGAACCCTTCATGAACACGACCGTCTCGACCCGGCTGTAGGGCGAGAGATCGTCCATGATGTCTTTCAGAAACGGCGTGCGGGCCGTATTCCACGGGCCTGGCTCGGGCGACGAGCGCGTGGTGAGCACGCGATATTGATCGGCCCACTCGGAGACCTTGAGCGCGGGATCCGGCATCGCGCCGGCCGCCGCGGCGGCATAGTAAATCGATTCGACCGAAGGCCCGACCGCGCCGAAGCCCATATCGATTGCGCTCACGCGGCGGCCTCCGTTCCGGGCTCTTTCGATTGCCGCGCGAAGGATTCGAATACGCGCCGGATTTCATCCTCGAGCAGCTGGTGAACCATCATCGGGTCCTGTTCGGCGGCGAGCTGCGCCGCGATGCGATTCGGAATGTTGAGGCAGGAATCGCGCAGCACGCGGAAGCGATTGAAGGCCGCGACCTCGACCTCGTTCTTCGGGAGCAGGTTGCCCAGGCGGCGTTCGAATTCGAGGCGCGTCAACCGGGCCGCGTAAACTTCCTTCGCCGCTCTCGCCTTGGCGTAATCGACGCCGCCCACCTGGTGGTGCGCATCGCCCGGATCGGGCCGGGCCGTATTCTGGTTCAATGAAGCGGAATCGCCGGCTTCGCGCTTCGGCTTCGGCCCAGGGCGCGCGTTGGTATGCATCGTGTTGCGCTCCCAATCGGCGTCGGCCTGCTCGGTATCGATGAGGCCATCCGCGTTGCGCTGGATCCGGCCCGCCTTCAGCGCATACTGAACGGCGGCCAGCGCGCAGCCGCGATAGCGCGAATATTCGGTAATACCCAACAGCACGTTCTCCGGTAACCTCCTAACCGTCGCGCGGTGTGTTACTCTTGCGAGTGGCTAGTGACTCCCTGGAGGACCGGTTCTTCCGCTTCACCTTCGAGTCGCATCTCGGGCTGTTGTTGTTGAGGGCCGCCGGTTTCGGACACTGGCGGCTCTTTTGCTTTCTGATATAGCCGTTGCCGCTCAATCTCTAGGAACGTGCTGGCGCATCCCGCGAGGACTGGCTGGCGCCTGGTGTGCGCGGCCCATCGGCGCAGGATGACGTCGCAGTAAACCGGCTCGATCTCGATCATGCGGCAGAGGCGGCCCATGCGTTCGCACGCGATCAGCGTCGAGCCGGATCCGCCGAAGAAATCGACGACGATGTCATGCCGCCTGGTGGAATTCACCAGGGCGCGCTCGAGTAACTCCACGGGTTTCATCGTGGGGTGTTCGCGGTTCGCCATCGGCTTCTTCTCGAGCCACACCGTCGACTGAGTGTTATCGCCGTACCAGACGTCCGTCTCGCCTTTCAAGTGACAGTAGAGAAGCGCTTCGTGCTGCTGCTTATAGCGATTGAAAGTCAGTACAAAGTGATTCTTAGCCCAGATGATGTGACACCGGATCTCCATGCCGGCCTGCTCGATCGCCGCTTCGAAAGCGGTGTTGCGCAAGATGGCGTAAAAGCAGTACATCGAGCCGGTGGGCTTGAGGATCGCGGCGTACACCTTCATCACGGCGTCGAGAAAATCTTGAAACTCTTCGGGCGAGGCGTCGTCCTTCTGGATCACGTCGTGCAGCTTCTCGCGCCGCCCGCTGATGCGCGCCTGGCGCCGTTCGCGGGCGCTGTGGAAATAGTTCACGTTGTACGGCGGATCCGTCAGGATCAGATTCGCGCGCTCGTCGCCGAGCACCAGCGCCGCGTCATCCGGATCCGTGGCATCGCCGCACAGCAGCCGGTGGTTTCCGAGCAGCCACAGATCGCCGCGCTCTGAGACGATCTCCTCCTGCGCTTTGGGTGCGTCGTCCGGATCGGTTTCCCCATCGGCCTTGTCGCCCGAGTCGTTCCGAATCGCCTCGAGTTCCTTGTCGCTGAATCCGATCACGCCCAGATCGAGCGATGCGTCCTTGGTCAACTCTTCCAACTCGAGCCGGAGCATCCCCTCATCCCACCCCGCGTTGAGCGCCAGCTTGTTGTCGGCGATGATATAGGCCCGCCGCTGCGCTTCCGAAAGGTGTCCCAACGGCACCACGGGCGCCTGCGTCATGCCGAGCGAGTGCGCGGCCCGCAGCCGCGCGTGGCCGGCGAGGATTACGCCGCTCGTTTCGTCGACCAGGATCGGCTGCGTGAAGCCGAATTCCAAGATCGATTTGGCGATTTGAGCAATTTGCTCAGGGGAATGCGTGCGCGAGTTCCGCTCGTAGGGAACCAGGCGCGCAAGCGGCCACATTTCAACGCGATCCGCCATTCCCGGGATCTCGGCGCTCGTTTTCGGCACGTTGGCGCGATTATCGCCGGTTAAGCCGTGGAATGTCAAAGATTTATCTTGTGGATAACGCCCTAGAGCGCCGCGCGCCGGTGTATGATTGCCGTTGAATGGCGACCAAAGCGAATCTCGCGCTCTATCAAGGCGACGATTTCAGCGCGGTAGTCACGGTGACTAACGGCCAAGCGCCCGCCGACGTTCTGACCGGCTACACCGCGCAGGCGCAAATCCGCAAAACGTTCGCCGACCTGGCGACGGACGTGGAATGCGAGATCACAACGTCGATCGACTCGCCGTATATCTACCTGCAGATCCCGCATGACGTGACCGCCAAACTTGCGGGTAATTATCTGTGGGATTTGCAGATCGCGGATGCAGGCGGCCTCATTACCACGCTGCTGGCGGGCGCCGTAACGGTCTCGCTCGAGGTCACACGTGAATAGCTTTCAAGCCTCGCTAAAGCAGCCGCAGCGATTCTCGGTCAAGCTTGCGCCCACGAATCCTGGCGGCGGCCCACCGGGGCCGCCTGGCCCGCCTGGACCGCAAGGGCCTGCGGGGATTGAAGGGCCGTCCGGTCCTCCGGTCTCTAATCAAAACGTTGTCACCGGCCAGCGCGCCGCGAATACGGTCTATCGCAACGCGGGCGCAACGACGATGTTCCTCTCGATCAGTTGGGACGTCAGTAGTAAAGCGTCTACGATCTCCATACTGAGCGATGCAAATAGTCCGCCGACTATGGAAGTCGCGCGAACTGCCAGCGACAGTGCGAACTCCGGCATCATCGCGCAGATTTTCATCATGGTGCTTCCCGGCAATTATTACGAGTGCTCCATCACGGGCGGCACGCCGTCGCTGGTTTCCTGGGTCGAGTATTCGTAACCCTATCGATACCAGCGATTTATCGTGTGGATAAGTTTCACGTGGAACTCATCAATCGGGGTTACCATAGCGGAAGCGAACCGGCGATGTGCAACCTCGCAATCAGCTTCGTCACCCCGCTGCGGATCATCCACGAAAGCGCGGCGCCGCAACTTGTCGCGTGGTTCAAATTTCAGGTCGATAACTTCGTTTTTGAAGGAGCCAGTATGCCAGGAACAACAGGACAAGCAATTTCGCAGAAGTCATCCGCCACGATGGGATCAGGGTCGATGGGCACGTTGAGCGTGACCTGGAAGGACACCACCGGCAACACCGTGAAGGTGGACGGGCCGACAACGTGGACCTCAACCGATGAAACCATTGTTCAAGTCACCGGCCAAAGCGGCAATCCGCAGATCACTAACATTTACGCCCCCGGCCCGGTTGGTTCGTGTGAAGTTCACGCGAACGCCGACGCCGATCTGGGCCAAGGCGTGGTGCCCGTCACCGCTGTTATCGCCATCACCGTGATCGAGGGCCAGGCGGTTTCGGGCGATATCACATTCACGCCGACCGGAACGCATCCGCCAAGTCCTGGTGGACCGTCCAAACAGCCG